CTGCGCTCTAGTGAAGTCATCGTTAAACTCAAAGAGAGTAAACTTAGCAGCAGTGCTAATTGCTTTCTCAAGAACGATAAACAAGCGACGAACATTGATACGATCAAACGCTGATGGTTTAGCAAGCATCGTTTTATCGCCAAATAGAACTGTGCCCTGTCCTGGGAAGGTAACAACTGGGTTGACACCTTTCTTATAAAGTTCGTCACGATCCGTCTTAGTTGGATTGTATGCAAGTCTAATAACACTTCTAACATTTCCACGGTTAAATCCAGCAGGTGAATACCATGGATCACGTGTTAGATCAGTTTGAACCATCAAACCAGCAGTGTCAGCGTTCAAAGGAACGTATCGATAAACATCGTTGTACTTGTCGTACATGTACTTCCAACCAGAATCCATAACAGCGTATGAAGAACTTGGTAGAGTGTCACGATAAGCAATAATGTCATCACGCTCTTTACCTTCATAAGAACTATTGTTTACAACATCTGCACGCTCAGGTGAGATAACTGCAACACAGTCTTTTCTTGTCTCAGCAACGTTGTTAATCAAGTGTATCGCTAGTGTTGAATCAGCATCACCACCAAGTAAGAAAGAAACATTAACTTGATCAGCGTCTCTAAACAAACTCCAACCATTAATCTTCTGAGCAGAAGAAGGTGTAGTACCATCTTTACCCTTAACCATACTGTTTGTTACAGGTAGGTCATTACCAGGATAGTTAGTTCCTAGATCAGCACGAACACCTGCCTTTGATGCATTAGAGTTATGACCACGCCACCAAATGTACTGGGATGCCTGATTGATAACATCTTTATAGTAGTTTCCACCGCCTTGATCTGTTTTAGCATCAGATGCCATAGAAACATTATCGTATGCCTCAAGAACTGCACCTTGCGTGCCAGTAAATAGACCGTCTTCATCGACAACAGCAACATGTAACGCATCACCCTGTGAGTTTACAGTGTTTGCGTAGTTAGTTGTTGTAGGAGCATCAGTGAAGTTGTTAAAGAACTCCCAACGACGAGTAATGTCAGTTGTGTAATTAGAAACTGTATTACTTGTGTAATCAGATGTTAGTGTAATTGTGTTGCCTGATAATGTTTTAATCTTACGTTGCTCCTTATCTGGACCAAGTAAAAGAATATCACCAACCACAAATTGTGATTCTGTGTTAGAACTACCAGTTCCATCACCAGCAAGAGTAACAGTTGGACTGTTTTGTGTTGCGTAGTATGATGTTGAAACTGTTGATTGCCATGCATTAGAGTTATGGCAAGCAGAAACTTTAAGTGAGTTTCCTAGTTCGCCAGGATATTTTGCTACCCAATCTCCATGAGTAGAAATACCTGTGCCGTAGGTTTCATTGTAATGATCTTCGTTCTTAATATATGCACCCACTGAACCAGTAGTTGCGTTGTTTGCGCCACTGACTACACGGTTAACATAAAGTGCATTGCCGTATGATAAGAAGTTTGCAGCGGTAAAAAAATCCGATGCGGTATTAGAATTTGGCTTGTTAAAAATGCTTACAAGAGTATCTTCAGAATTGACCAGTGTTCTTTGGTCAATTGGTCCCCAACGGAAATGACCAGCAATAGCACCCTCTGTGGTGCTAACTGCAGGCACAACCGTAGTAAGATCAATCTCGCTTACGTTTACGCCAGGACTGACTTGGAAAGGCATGGTTTATCTCCTTCGATGTAAAGAGTCAATAGTTCAATTTACAGGAATATTTATAATTTTCTGATCTTGAGAACATCGACAATTTTTGTATAGTTTTATATTTATAATATGCTAGTACCAGGACTTTTCACTTGTATCTACCAGTTCGCCTCCACTAAACTCTGGATCATCAGCAAACAGGTTTTCTGTCTCAGGTATTCCATCATCAATAATTCCAAAAGGAGTTAGTTCGTCTAAGAGTTGTTCTTGCGTTTTATCTCTTAGCGTCGCCATCGTATTATTATCTGTATACAACTTAAAAAATTCTTGCCCAGATAACCAAGCAAATAATACCAATCCCATCACCAAGTCATCGTGTTTCCCTGACTCTGCTTCATAAGAAACTCCCTTTCTAGAAAACGTAGAAAGTTCTGAGATGGTATCAAAGTCGTTTATAATCAGTTGGTCTTGCTCGATTAACAACTTGAGTATCGAGCACCCAACAGACTTAACTTGTTTGGTTGTTCGGATACCTTTATCAATAGAAGTGCCCTTCTTACCAAACCCACCTGATATACGTTTACCTGCTCTCCCAGCAGACTCTGTATACAATATGTTCTCGTAATCATAATCGTACAGCAGTAGAGAAGGAACTTGCTCACCAATATCATTTATTTCTACTAACACGATTGAGTCATTATACATCGTGCATACCCTATGTATAATTTCTGTATATTCTACAGGTGTTATCATATTATCTCTAAATGTGCACACCTGATGATATGGCATCTTTGTTACGTCAAAAATATGGAATGCTGAATAGTCCAAACCTTTACCACGTGAGACATCTGCTACACAAACATAGAAACGTTCTTTTTCAGGTTTCTTATACAAACGCAATCCATTGGTTTCCTTCAATGGTGTGCGTCCAACTAATGCTTTGAGTTTACTTCCATCTACAAGTGTGCCTGAGGATCCTAGAAACTCGCACTGGAACTCTTGAGCAAACTTCTGAAGGTCAAAGTCCATTGATGCCAGAGTATCGTTCTTCCATGCCTGATCACGACCTGGGACTTCTTCCCACGGCACCTCTACATACTGATAACCATTTGTGCCTTCTTTAGCACCCTCACAAGTTTTATAAAAGTGATTCAAACCGTTAGGAGTAGAAGTCAATAGAATCTTAGTTGTAGTACCTGAAGAAATCGTAGGGAAAACAGAAGCAAAGAACTCGTCCCAGTTTTCAACGAACGCTGCCTCATCAATGTATAGAAATGAAACAGACTTACCACGAATCGCACTTGAAGAAGTTGCTGCAGCGATAATCTTACATCCATTCTCAAATTCTACCGAACCTTTGTTCCACTCAATCACACCTTGCTGTATCCACTTAGGCAGTGCTTCGTATGCAATCTTAATACGATCTAGAATTTCTCGTGCACTGTCGCCCTTGTTAGCGAGCAGACCAACCGTCTTATGATCGTTGAATAGAATATAGTGTAGGATAACTGCCACCGCAGTTGTAGTCTTACCTGCCTGACGAGATGTAACAACCGATACACGTCGATTGTTAGTGATCTTATCTATGATTTCTCTTTGATAGTTGTAAAGTTTGATTGGAATAAGTCCATGATCAACGTGAACGATGTTGATGTACTTTTCCGCAAAGTATGCTGGATTCTTAGAACACTTTACAAACTCTCTTAGTTTCTGTTCGTCCCACTCAACGTTAACACGAGCACGTTTGAGATTGACGTTACCAAGATATCCTTTTTCTATTGTGTTTGCCATCAGACTATATTATAATTTGTTGACATACTAATTCTAGGATAATGCGAGTTGTTTTCTTTAACCCAATGCTTTAACCAAGAAGGAAAAAATAAAATTCTACCAACAACTGGTTCATAATGTATTTGATCCCAAGTCAATTCGTTCTTTTCTTCGAACCATTCATAGTTTTCCATTGTTTCTTGTAACAATTTTGGATTTTCAAAAATTATTGGAGAATTTTTATCTGGAGAATTTATATAAATGCAGGAAGAAATAAGAGAAAATGGATGAATATGAGAAAGATTCATATCACGATTTCTATTTATGTTAATCCAAGAATTATCAGATTTGAAAGAAAAATTTTTCTTAATTTTCATATCAGGTTTGATATATAAATTAGCAAGATGTTCTGCAATTTGTATCAATTCCAACAAACCCTCACCAGTATCTTCATACAATTTTATGTTGTCGCTTTGCCAACCACCGTTATTGCTATGAATTTTAGTTGGATATTTTGTTTCAAGATTTAAACATTCGTTTTTTATTTTTTCAAAATCTAAATTCAAATCATAAAACCATATTCTAGTAGGAAACCAATCTTCACTTCTCATCCTCACCCTTCATTATCTTTAGTAAGTCAGCAGTAGAACCAACATATAGATTATTGTTGGTTACATTATTTTCTTCACGTGGATGCTTTTCTTCATCTTGCAGTGCTTTCACCTTCTTTTGAATTTCAAGTAGATCTTTATTTGCGTCAACTAAAGTTTTTGTTAACTGACTTACCACCTCAAAGGCACGAGGATGTTCACTTGCCTTCGCTAATTCTACCAACTGGTCAAGTGCATTAGAACTGGTTTCGATTATACCATAGAGATTACTTCGAGCATATTCGTAGTCTTTACGAATCTCTTTGTTTCTATCTTCCGATTTAGGAATCACAACTTGCCTTTTGCTTTCTTCATCGTTAGTAATCAAGTCGCCCTCTATGTTGAGGATTTCATTCATATTGTCAGTTAGATTTTTCAT